CTGAAAACTTCCCTTAACATAGCGATTAATGGGGGGGTATATATAAAAAAATTATTTTATTTTTATTTTTATTTTTTCTCTGAAAGAATTATCTTTATCTCTTTATTTATTTTATTTATTATTTCTTTTCCGTTCTTGAATGTTATATACATAGTCACATAGGATAAGTACTGCACAACCTATTGCAAAACCTATCAACATACCAAGAATAAATTGTATTACAAACCAAACCATAACTATATCTCCTTTATATATCTATCCTTATAACTTAATAGCAAGCCATACCAATAGCCATAGCAATACGAACACTGGGTTAATAGCTAACAGCAATAACAACAATGCTATGCTCGGACTAATGAACACCATAATAATAAATAATAATAATATAATTATTTGCTTCTCCCCTTATCTTATAGCAGTAGTAGGAATCGAACCCACGTTTGCCATTAGACTATACTGCTAACTATGACTACCTCATATTGTTATTCCTAACTATCAGTAGCTGGTATCTTATTAGATACTATATTAGTATAGGACATGAAGGAATCGAACCTACGTTATACTTAAGATATAACCCACTTGTCCTTACCTCACTAAGCTGTGATTCAACTTCCCGCCTGTCCAACACTTAGCTATTCAATTGAAATAGAGCAGTAGGGAATCGAACCCTACACCACGTCAGTACACCTTATTACTCTAACCAGCTGTCTTGTATAGTTGTGCCAAGCTTAGCGCTTCTTCTATGGACTATACACCACTCATCAGGATAGCTGGACTCGAACCAACACCACATGTTACCAAAACACGTATGCTACCATTGACACCATACCCTGTTATTATATGCCATAATACGCTCAATACCTAGAACTATAACTTATAACATATAATAAATAAAGGAGAACACGAACAGTAGGAATCGAACCCACGTTTACAGGTTTGGAATCTGTAGTATTACCACTATACTATGTTCGTAATATGCAAAGGGCTGTTAGTTGGCGACACTCATCTAACTAAGGCATCCCCTTCACCTTGCACCCTCTGCTTTGGCTGTTAACTCTATAACATTTAAGCACCCTCAATCAGCGCACCTACTATTTTAATTCAACACGTTTAATATTCCAGCCACTACCAATAAGATAGACGTAAATACACTTAGCATAATAGCTAGATAGTCATGGCGATAATACCACTCTTTAAAGTTGGTAACTGAACCTACGCCATATAAAATGCCAAGGATAATCAAGGCAATATTAATTACAATCATTTATTCTCCTGACTTTCTACATAGCTACCTTTAAACATTCTATTATTTCTAATTAAAGTTGTAACAAAACCAGAACTTATTCCAGCATATTCAGCAAATGAGCGCTGGCTTTCAAACTTCTTGCCATTCCATAAAACAGAATTACTTCTTGATTTTGTGGCTTTTATCCTATTGGCGTCATTTGTCTTTTCTCTATAACGCTTATTATTTTCTGATTGAGTAACAAATTCTAAATTTGATAATTCATTATTATGTTTATTTCCATCTATATGGTCTACTGTTAAGTTAGAATCTCCATAAAAGCTAATAGCTACTACTCTATGTAAATATTCTCTTTTGCTTTTTATCATAACTTGAATATAACCATTTTTATTTAAATGTTCTTTCAAGAATACTTTTCTTTTTAAACTATAAACAGAGCCATTTTCATAAACAATATAATCATTTTTATAAATTTTGCTTTTCATTTTCACTCTCAACATATAATAGTATGCAAAACGCATCCGCTTGGTCATCATTAATTTCTTCTTCTGGAACTATATTATAGCTCTTGAGTATCTCAATGCTTTGTTCTTTTCTTGCTTTGCTTTTACCTTTGATTAAGTGATAACCGCACCACATTGAATTACTTATATCAACATAGCCAATGTTATGACGGTTACGCATGACTCCTAAGAATGAACCGTTAGCTCTAATCAATGAGATGTTTCCCTTAGACTTGAACGTGATAATAGGTTCTTCGATACAAATAAAGTAGTCAAACAAGTTATAATGCTCAATAATTTCTGTTATACCGTCAGCAATTATCTTTGCACGTTCCAAAGGGTCTTTGCTTTTACCACCTGCAATTGAACCTACTACATACTCATTTGTCAAAGGGTTGCGAAACGCATAACCAGTATTAGAAGTGCTAAAGTCAATAGCTAAGGCTTTGCTCATAAATCAGAACTCAATTCAACATAAAGTTCTTTAGTAATTTCTCCAATATCAAATAAGTGCTTAACATAGTGTTCGTACTCAATCGGAGTTAATACTTCTTTTTGTGCTAAAATATGCTCTTTATTCATTTCTTTATTCTCCCTTAAAAATTAAAGCTGTATCAAGATTAATCAAACCACATTCAACAGCGTTAAGTAAGAACTCGTTAAAGTCAACTTCTGACAATGTTTCTTGCTTGAATAGTAGCTGTTCTTCTGTCATTTGCTTTCCTCTCTTAACTTCTGTATTTATTATAGCATATCCACTTTTTGGAGTAGTGTTATCCTCTGTTATGTAAGACATGATTGACTTTGTAGGCATTTTATGTTATACTATTTATAGGAGGTAACTATGGCTAGAGATAAATATTCAATGTACTTACGACAGCAGGAATACAAGAAACGTATTAAAATTAAAGTAGCTAATACAAGAGCTAGAATGAACAGAGAATACATGAATCAGCCAGAAGTAGATAAGGAAACATTAGAGATTTGGAACAATCAGCCAGCAATACATTTTGACTTAGGAGAAAATAAATAAATTATATTAAAAAAAATAAATCAGCCCCTTAGGGCTTTTGTTTTACGCTTAACCGCAATTTGACTAGAAGTGGCAGAATGTAAGTGCATTGAGTGTCCTGTTTGTAAAGTATGGTATCAGTAAGCACAATTAGCTTATTGTTTGTAAGATTTCTAAAGGAATTCCGGAGTGTTTGATAATCTTTTTATCTTGTACTGGAATTGTAATTAAATTTTCGGTATCAGCACCTATTGGTAAATAAAACGAAACAAATGCTTATAAACCGCGTAGTTATCAACAAAATAGGGATAAAAACTTAGTAAATATCTTGAATATTAAAAAATGCAATATGGTATAATAGAAGTATAGAAAAAAAGGAGATACAAACTAATGGAAGATAAAGAATTTTTGATTAAAAAAGTAGAAATACTAGAATCAGCAATCAAACAAATAGCAGTAATTCAATACGAGCTAAGCAAAAAGCTAGGAGAATTAGAGGGAACAGAATATTTTACATAACACATGATAACTCAAAGCATAAAATGCAATATGTTAAAATATAAGTATCTAACAGTTGACAAGTGAAAATGTCTATGTTATTATTATCTATGTAATTGAATAGTTAGTTGCTGAATGACTTGTAACTAATGTAAATAGAGAATTCAATATTGAATAAAGTTGAAAATATCGAAAGTCATTTATAATCTTACGCTTGAGGGTCGGGATAGTTGCTAAAAACCTAGACTCAATTGAAAATGTGATTACTTTACAAACAGCCTAGAGCGTAGCATGAAATAAAAGATTATGAGTTCCATGAGTGTCGTGAACAGAAACACTCCGTGACGCGTAGAAGTCTGACAGAGTTATTTATAGAAAAGTTTTGAAATTAAGTAGCCTTTTCTTTTAACTTGCTGGGATCATACGACACGATAAGGGCTAAGGGCTAGATAAAAAAGTAGCACAGAATAGAATTTAATATTTGAAAATGTAAGATAATTTGATACTATGATATAAGAAAAGGAGAAAATAGATGAGTTATACAACAAAACACAAACCTTACAAACTAAAAAGCATTAAATGTAGTGGTTGTGGCTGGTCAATATCACATTGCATGGACTTAAAAAAAGAACAACTTAGAATAAAAAGTTTAAAAAAAGAAGTTGTAAAAGAATATATCCATGTAGATAACCCTAAATGTAAACATTGCATTAAATAGCACTTAAGGCTTGACTTTTCAAGTCTTTTTTGCTATTATATACTAAAGGAGAAATAAATGACTAACCTATTTGATAAAGTAAGCACAGCTAAAGAACTTAAAGAATCAGAAGACTTTTCAGGCGGTTTGCTTTGGAATGTACAAGATATTTTGCCTAAAGGTTCACTTGGTCTTATAATAGGTAGTGAGAAGAGTATGAAGTCATCACTAGCTCAAGATTTAGCGCAGGCAATGGCACTAGGAGAGCCGTTCGCTGGCAGAGAAACAACTAAAACTAACGTGTTATTTATTCAGAACGAGAATAGCAGACTGACAGAACATCAACGCTTGAAAGGCTCAAGAAGAGATAGTCCTGATAACTTATATTTCTTACATGGTGGAGCTTTCAAACTTGATACATGGAAATATGACAGCCAAGGGAAAAAGCACAATGTAGGGCTTAGAGAGCTATATAACTTCATACTAGAAAAAGACATTGGACTTGTTATCTTAGACCCTCTAAAAGACTTGTTAGAAGATAATGATACAATCAACGCAAACCAACCAATGGCAGAAGTCCTAAGAGGAATCACTAGCCTTAGAAATACTTTAGATATGAAGCACGACAAGTATGTGACGTTTATGATTGTGGCACATGCTAGAAAACAAGCTGGGGAGCAATCTTTAACAGAACGTGACTTCCGTATCATTCCAAGCCATATATTAGGAGCTACAACTATTCCAGCATGGTATGAGGTTGCCTTTACTATGTCGCCTAAAATTAATAGTAAGACTAAAAACAGATATTCTATCATGAAAGTATTTGCTCGAAACTTTGCTTTCAATAATGAAATTCTTTGGGGTTACGTTGGTTCGGCTTTCACATCAATTGACCAGAATAAAAAAGAGCCCGATAGCGAACTAGTGGAAAAAGTAAAGGCTGAAACAGAAAACGAAGTTACAAAAAAAGAAAATGTTGCATTTTTAGAACTAGCAAAATTACAAGGAAAGGTAACAGAGAATGATTGAAAAATGGTATGTAGTTAAAGTTTCAGAAAAAAATAAAAAAAGGTTTCATATACTGGATAGTTTTGTAGTATTTCCATGTTATGATACTGCTAACCAAGTTATCGAACATATGGGAGATACAGTTGTTTTGACTACACCAAGCAAAGAGATCGCAGAAAGCACAAAGAGAGCGTTAAATGAACGACTATAAGAACAAAGCTATTAATCTCCATGCCGAAGTCTATGGCTGGCTATATCGTGCATTAGACGAAATGATAAAAGCAGAGTGGCACAATGATGAACTTTTCAAAGTATGGCTTAGTCGTGCTGAATTTCTAGTCAGACAGTCAAAAAAGTTGCATAATGCTTGCGAAAATGATTATTCTAAACGTGCATTAGTTAGAGCATTGCAATTAAAATCAGAAATAAATAAAAAAATATCATCTAATGCTTGACAATATGAAAGTAATTTGATATAATAATATATATAGAAATAAAGGAGAACTAACAAATGGTGGTTAAGTTAACAAAAAAACAATATGATTATCTTGCGACATTCCAAAAAATTGATAAAGCAATTTATTATATCTCTCGCTGGGGTTGGGATTATCCTCTTGAAGACGGTAATGGAAAAGTTTATGGAGATTTAGAAGAAAAGCCATTTAAAGTTAATGAAAAACTAAAAATGTTAAATGCTATGATTAGTGGTTATGAAGTAATTGAACCCAAATTTATTTTTCATAATTTTTCTGACATTTCTAACCTTAGCAGACTATATTATGCCGGAAAACGTATAGAACTAACAGCTAATATTATTGAAGCAAAAGAAGTTGAAAAAAATAGTAAAGAGTATGTAGCTTTAGAAAATTTAGGGTTCTTTAGAGAAGAGGTATGATAACATCTTTTGAATCTCTAGCTGAAAGGCGATTAATAACTCTTAATTATCACAAAAAGAATAGTCAGCAGTATATCAATAGCTTGAATTATTTTGAATATGCTAGAATATACTTCGAGAAAAATGGCTTTCCTGATGATAACAGACGAGTTTATCAAAGTGGCAAGCGAAAAGGCCAAAAGGTTGGCTGGTCTGATAAAGAGGAAAAACAGCAGAAAGACGATATTAGAAAGTTCATTTATGAAAAGCAACTACAAAAGTTTAAAAGCAGAAGAAAAAGCAAGTAAACATTATGCTAGAGGCGTCAGAAAGCTATCTAAAGAGCTTGAAGAGATGAACGAGACAAAGTATAGGGTAGAACCTGGCGAGTGCTTATATGGCTTGATAAGTGAATTATGGAGCTACTGTGACGAAGGTTGGATCCTACCAATGCTCAAATATAATATAGAAATTACAAGACAAGGTAACGTATTTATCGTAGAAAGAGGAGAAAATGGAAACAATTAATATTAAATTTGATAAAAAACAGCTTGAGGAAGTTGTGAAAAAAGTTACTGAAGAACTGAAAAAAACGAAACCTAACTTTTATGAGCTTTCAGATACAAAGCAGGGAGAGAAAAAGCAAAAAGCGCTGGGTACTATAAACGGAGGAAAAAATGAGCGTATTTGAACAACTTAATGCAATTAATGTAAATAGTAAAGTCGAACAAAAAAAGACAGGTAAAACTTCTCTAAGTTATCTATCTTGGTCTTGGGCTTGGGCTGAATTTAAAAAAGTTTGTCCTACTGCTACTTACGAGATTAAAAAATTTGATGACGGTAAAGGGAAATTAGTTCCTTATTTATATGATAATTCTTTAGGCATTATGGTATTCACTTCTGTTACGGTTGATGATATCACACATGAAATGTGGTTACCAGTGATGGACGGAGCTAACAAGGCAATGAAGTTTGATTCTTATACTTATAAGACTAAGTTCGGAGAAAAAACTGTTGAACCAGCTTCAATGTTTGATGTAAATAAAACTATTATGCGTTGTTTAGTTAAAAATTTAGCTATGTTTGGACTTGGTTTATACATATATTCTGGCGAAGACCTTCCCGACTTGACAGAAGAGCAGAAAGAACTTGAAGCAGAAAAACAACGACTTCGTGAGATCCAACCACTTATTAAACGAGCTGAACAACTAGGATATAAAAATATCGATAGCTTGAAAGATAAGACTAAAAAAGAAATTACCGACATCATGACGATTTGGTTAGCACAGCAAGAAGCAGAAAAAGGAGAATAAAAAATGGCAATCATTACAGTAACAGCACAAGCAAACGAAAAGAATACACGTACAGTAAGCACAGCAAAAGGCGACAAGAAAATTATTTCAGTCCCATTATTTGAAAAAGAAAAGGGATCTAACGTAAAAGTTGCTTACGGTTCAGCTTTCTTGCCTGACTTCATTCAATTAGGCGACACCGTAACGGTCAGCGGACGTGTACAAGCTAAGGAATCAGGCGAATACGTAAACTATAACTTTGTTTTCCCCACAGTTGAAAAAGTATTTATTCCTAATGATAATAATAGTCAAGCACAAGCCAAGCAAGACTTATTTGGTGGTTCTGAACAGATTGAAGTTGATGAATCAGACCTGCCTTTCTAGAAAGTAGGTTCTATGTACACAGCAGAGGAAAAAGAACAAATTATCGACATTGTGGATAAGATGAGCTTACTAAGACAAGATTTTGATGGAGCTTTCACTTGGATAAAAGAGAATGTATCAATGCCGTTTGACTTTGACGGAGAACAGCAATTTATATCAGAATTGAAACAGTTAGTTAAAATTAACGCTTTGAAGTTTGGTAAAATATATGAGGGAGTGTTAAATTGAGATTTAAAACGCTTAGTATGGCTATGATGATTGATGACAGCAACATCAAAATATTAGAAATTTATTATGGTTCTTTTGATAAATGCAATCTTATCTTAAATATAAAAAATATCGTAAATGTTACAAAGCAAGAGGAAAACGCACTTCTTTATATTGAAGAAAATGAAGAAGTGAAAGATTTTTATATATATGAAAATACACTATCTGTGGTACTTAAATAAAGGAGAACAAATTGACAACACTACGAGAATTGCACAAAAAACTTAAAATCAAGCAGACACTTGATAACTATGTACGAAATACAAATAAGAAATACAAGTATAACTTTGTGGCTGATGAAATTCTTGGTGAGGGAATGGCTAAACTAATTGAGCTTAACACACAAGGAAAACTTGGACGACATGCGCAGCAAATTGCTTATATCAATCATAATTTGAGCTTACAGCGACAAAAGGAGCAACTTGAACAAGCTAACGAACGACTTGCTAAACGTGCAGAGAAGGCTCAAAAATTGCTTGATACGGAGCTTCTGAAAGATAGCTACATCGAAACACTTGAAATGTTTAGTAAATATCATTCAGCAAGACATAATATGTGGGACGAACCAGAAACTCCAACTAAAGTGATTGAGTTCATGGAAAAAAACGGTGTGAAACAAGGTAAATGGCTACGTCCTGAAGGGGTTGATGCTTGGTTCAAAGAACGCATTGTTTGGTTCAAGAATAAATTGAAAGAAAAATAATTAATAATGTAAAAAACTTTTTGCTTGACAGCTTAGAGTTTTTTTTGTTATAATAATCTCAACAAATGAAAGAGGTAAAAAATGTATAATACGACTTTTAGAGAAAGACCGCCAAGAACGAACGCACCAATGCAACCAAGAAACGGAGAAAATAAAAAACGAGCTGGGGGTATTAAAGTAAAATGGAATAATAAAACTTTAGACGCTCCATCTATAATTTATAATGAAGGTTGTAAACTAAAAGGGCATAAAATAGAGGTAATAAAATGAATTTAATACAATGCGTAACCTGTGGGTCTTCAGATTTCACTAATGGTAAATGTGATTATTGTGGAAACCAGTACGAAGTAAATGAAGACAAAATAATTTACGATAATTCAACAGAAGATGATTCATCATTAGATGAGGAAATAACTTTTGAAAATACTAAAACAGGTAAATTAATACTTAAAATCATGATTTATACTTTAGTTTCTATTGTTTGGTTTGCAGTAACTGTATTTATTCCACCGCTATTTATAATAACAATTATTTTATTAGTTGTTTATTGGGCTTATCGCTTGACAATTAAAAAGAAATAGATTATAATAGCATATATGAGTAAAGGAAAAATACAAATGGATATTGTAAGCAAAACAGTTGAAAAACTCCAAGAAGAATTAGAGAGCTGCATTCAAACGTTGATTGAAGCGAGCGTTGCAGCAAATATCACTCAAGATATTGTTGTAGGAAACATTGTAGACAGAAAGCTTGCGGACCTAGCAAAAACCCATAAACTTGCAGTTGATTATATCGAAAAAGTGACTGGAAAGGATATTGATGTTGTAATGGCCGAGAATGTAGCACTTGAAAAGGAAGAATAATGAAAAGAAAATACTTTAATGACAAAAGATATTGCCATTGCTTCGATATACCAACGAGTATCGGCTTAGGAGTTTGCAAAGGTTGTAGAGGATATACAAACATCTGTTATAATTGTAGTCGCTGTTTGCACTGTTGGTATACATCGCAGGTTGAACTGTTTACCGAATATGATGAACCTGAATTACTGGAACTTATAGAAAAATGGAATAAATTTTACCAAATTAGAAAGACAAAGAACAGTTAATGTTTGACAAAGTAAAAGCAATTTGATAGAAAGAGGTGCAGAAGATGACAACCGAAGAAATAGTGCAAAACTATCAAGTGAAATTGTTAAAGATTATATTTAAAGAAATTGATAGCCTGATGAAGAAGAAAGAAAAGGCTGATATCAACGCACAAAAACTTGCTGAAAATGGGAATACAGTTAGAACATCAGCTTATTGGAAGTCAGTAGGAAACGCAGAGTTTTACATTAAAGAGATGTATGAAAAGTTTGATGCTTTAGCTGAAATTGATAGACTATTCCATTGGTCAAGTCGTCTACATCAAGAACAGTTGCAATTTGTTAGTAAATACCATAATGTTATGGAAAAATACAGACAATCAAATTAAGGAGAACAAAATGAAAGATACAGTAAAAACTTTAATGATAGTTGTAGGTGTCGGCTTTGCATTTATAGCTATTGCATGGCTGGCTATGATTGCAATATTGAGTATTGCATGGTTTGGAGGAATCATTTAAAGGGGCGTTAATAAGTTAGTATAATAAGAAAGAGTGAATATCATTAATATCGAAAAAAACTTACATTATCAAAATCAACATGGACAACAGCTTAAAGATTTTATTATTGCAAATGATCCAGAATTTTGGAAAATTATTTCTAATTGGTCAGCTATTAAATATTATATTAGAGCTGGCAAGAAAGACGGAGAAAGCTACGACAAAGACTTAGGTAAGTGCAAAGATTATGTTAAAGAATACGTAGATTTAGAAGAAAGTGTTAGCATAAATGAAGCTATGGAAGTTTTAGAACGAATAAAAGATGAATTTGAAGCATGGAAAGGTGAATAAAATGAAAGTAAAAGAATTAATCAAAGAGCTAGAAAAGTATGACGAAGAGCTGGAAGTTCAATATGATTATGATGGACATTATAGTACTATCGGTATTTCTAAAATTTATATTCAAAATGAAGATTATGAAAGTAATGAAAAAGAAGTAGTTGTTATTTATTAAAAGATTGAAAGTTTATGCTTGACAGTATGAACTTTTTTTGATATCATAGTCTTATAGAAATAAAGGAGAACGAAAATGACAAAAGTAATATATGCATTGTTTGATGACGGAAATCAATCTGTTAAAAATACACTAGAGCCTTTAGGATATGAAGTTTATAGCTTTGGAATTCAAAAAAAAGATACAGTTATTGATTGTGATTTAACAAATTTTAATGATTTTATATCTAAAACAGAAAACTTACCTAAGCCTGATTTAATTTTTGCAAACCCACCATGTGAAACTTTTAGTATAGCCACAGCCAGTGGATATGATAGCGGAAAAAAAGGAAATATTTACTATTATAATACTGGAGAACGCATTACAGATTTTGATGATTGGAAAACATCAACTTATCATAATGTAAAAAATATGAAAAAAGATAAAAAAGAATATTTTGAAAAACTCATCATTAAACGAGAAATTTCAGAACAACTTCATTATAATACTGATAAAATTATAGAATACTTTAAAGTTCCAGCAGTTATTGAAAACCCTCAAACAAGTTATTGTTGGAAATTATTTCATAAAAAAATGAATAAAGAAGTCGCTCATTATATTGCTTATGATGATAGTTACACAAAAAAACCGACTATCTTTGCTTGTACAAATAAATTAAAGTTAAAACGTGTACCAAGAGGAGTTAAGCAAAATCAAAGTTGGAGCAATTACAAAGCATCATATAACAAACGTTCTTCTGTTCCCGAAAAATTGATTATGGATATTATTGAACAAATGTTAATGTAAATGATAACTTTATTGAAGAGGCCTAAAGTTTGTTATTTGACAAATATAAAAAAATTTGATACTATTGTTTAGAAGAAAGGAGGTTAAAAAAATGAAAGCACGAAAAGACATGGAGATAATAGCTTATAACCCTATGACGGAAGAAGAACTGCATTTTAGTTGTAAGGCTCAATGCGCTAAGTATTTCGGACTTAAAGTTAATACAGTTCTTGGTTGGTTTGCCTTTGGTAGACCTATAATTGAACTACTGACAGACCTAGATAGAAACCAAGTGGAAATTGAAAAGCAAAGCAAACTAAATGGCTTTGAATTGTTTACGATTAAGGAGTGGTTAGATTATGTGTAAAAAACGAAAATACACTAAAATGGGCGCTTTATATTCAATAGCTACTGCCCAGCATATTAAAAAGAACAAGAAAAATAAGAATGACAAGATACCAGTTAGGGCTTATTACTGTAAGTGGTGCAAAGGATATCACTTATCAAGTCAGCAAAGACTAAATATAAAGACGGGAGTAATTGGATAATGGGAAATGAATGGACTTATTACAAAGTTACATGGTACGAAGAGAAAATTACTGGAGCTATATTATTTTGGCAAGAAAAAGAAGCTAAAGTTTATAGTCCAAGAGAAGCACGTGAAATTAAAGAAGCAAAAGAATTTGAAACAGGGCATAAAGCGGAAATTAGAAAAATAACTGAAATAACGGAGTTTATAGCATAATGACAAATGAAGAATTATATGAAAGAATAACTAGTGTGCTAAAAGAGCAAGGTATCAGAATTAGTCAATTTGAATCAAAAGTTAAAGCCGAAACAGGTAAATACCCTAACTTAAAAGTCACTAAATCACGTTTGAGTTTACCAAATACCGTAGTATTTCCTTATCTTACTGTGTTTTTCAATGATGATGAAATGCACGAAATTACACTTAAAAAGATTGATAGCGTAGGAGATGACGGAGAAGCGTTTGACTTATTAGATGAGATATTAGCGAACTTAGAGCCAAGTAAAGAATATCTATATAAACAACGATTGAAGCGTAAAATGCAAAGGGAGGCAATGAGATGATATTACACAAGTACACACGGAAGATTAATAGTTCAAAATATCCACGGTCAACAGCTCGAAAGATTGCCAATGACTTGAACAAAAAAGACGCTTTTAATAATTATCTAGTAAGTTTTGAGTTAGGGACTAAACGGTATATCATTGAAAAATTTGAAATTAGAGGAATGAATAGATGAATCCATATATATCACAATTATTTGACAGGATAGACTTATGCCATGAAGCTATAAAGGCAACTTGCGAAGCAATTGAACCTAAAATTCCTGAACCTTGGGCAAGTATGACAGCGGAAGAAATTATAAAAGGGCTAGGAGTTTATAAATGAAGAGATATAAAGAAAAATATATGGTCTCTAAAAATGGCGATATATACAAAATAACTAAAAATGGTTTAAAAATAAAAAGTAAGTCAAATAGTAATGGGTACGAAGTTACATCTATTAACCATAAGCTAGAGCATGTTCATTCAATTGTTGCAAAATGCTTTCTCGGAGAACCAAACGGAAGAGTTGTAGACCATTTAAATATGGATAGAAAAGATAATAGATTAGAAAACTTGGAGTATGTTACACAGAAAGAGAATGTAAGAAGAGCTACAGAAAAGATTGGATATAATAGTGGAGCTAAATCACAAGAAATTAAAGTTATATATGATAATCATGTTTTCGATAGTTATGCTAAACTAGCTCTACATTTAGGTGTACACAAAACATGCGTAAGACGAGCCGTGAAATATGGTTATAAACTAAAAGGTAAGGAAGTAGCAAAATGGTAAAACATTTTTTTGTAGAAGAAGACGACAATGGCAAAGAGATTAAGCGAAAACTCACAACTTTTGCTAATGATGATTTAACACAGCTTTCAGATGATGAACTAGAAACATTATACTATGAATCGTCAGCTCAATTTTTAGCTAAAGCATTGCACTTTAAAAAGATTGAGAACGAACTATTTTCAAGAAACATTGCAGGAGATGAAATTATAAAACATGCTGGAAATAATATTATTGAAGCTATTGAGGAGGTAAACTGGTTTTGTTAGATAGTTATCTAATTCAAGCAAAGAACGAAGTAGGAGAAAGAATAACAGCAATTATATGGGACAAAAAATTAGGCTGGGTAATTTATCCAAGTTCTAAAGCTGTAAAAGACGGAATAGAAAAAAGCATGGCATAAGGAGAATAAATATTTTTATTTTAACAGACGCAGATATTCAAAGTATCGTATTGATTCAACAAGCTCATAAAAAGACTGACAAGGGCTTTAATAATGTTGTGGCACAATTATATGACCAAGAGTTTAAAATGCAAGAGAAAGCAAAATATGAGCATATAAGGCAAGCTAAGGAGAAAGCACTTGAAGAACAACGAATTAGTGAAGAAAATCAACGAAGAGAAGCTATTGATAACGCTAGGGAGAGGGACAGGGAAAAATCAACTGTTCAAGATGATAATGACTCACAAGATACGGATAATTCAAACGATGGACTTCAAATTGAAGAAACTCAGCAGTCTAACGAAAGCTCGGTTATTGGAAGCGATTGGTCGAGCGTAAGTCCAGAAATAGCAGCAAATTATATGGCAATCAAAACAGGAGTAAGTGCTAGTAAATGGCTTGATGTTATTTATAAAGAATCTAGCGGAAACCCTTATGTTGAGAATAGTCTATCATGCTGGGGATTGCTTCAAATTATGCAGAGTGTTCATGGGCAAGTATCAAATTTAAGTCCACAAGCCTATTTAGACAAAGCTGTAAGTATCTATCAAGGTTCAGGCGGTACAGCTTGGGCGACTTGGTAAAAAATAAAAAACAGAAAGTAGGTATATCCTCTTTAAAATATGCTCAATTACAAAATAAAACCACCAATTAAGGTGGTCTTTTTTAGTTTACTTTTCCATACTCTGCTTCAAATTCCGCTTGGAACATAACAGTTTCTGGTAACTTGATTACTCCAAACTTACCTTGAAAACCTCCAAGCATGCGAGTTGTTTTAATATGTCGTGCTGAAACTCCATTACATACATACCAATTTTTAGTGTCTTTACAATTAATTAGGAACATTTCGATTTCTTCGCTTTCTGTTGTGTTATTATTATTGCTTACAGTTTGCCCTGTAAGGCGTTTGTTTAGTTCTGTGATAAAGTATGAGCGACAGCTTTCTACCGTTCCACCGTGAGCTTCTACTGAACGTCTAGGGCAACTTGTGCTTGATAGTTCTTGATGTAACTTCACGGTATCATGATTAGGAGTTAGTCCCCATTGTTTCATGTACTTAGCAACGTCATCTAGTACCGCTTGCTCATTTCTCAAGAACTGGTTTAAATCGCCCTCTGATTGGCATACTTCCCAACTGGCATAATTTGCATTACCGTATGAGTTAGCACAATGCCATGCCATGTTAGAGAAGTCAGAAGCCTGCAATCGTCCGTCAGAAGCAATGTAAACATGAGCAAAGCCATTTTCAGGGTTATGATTAGGTAACCAGTTGTTGTAGAAGCTAACGTTAGCACCATTTGAACCAGCGTCATTGTGAATTACAACCCCAGTAGGATCATGCCCACGTACACCAGCATTAGTTATATTCATTCTTTTTTATCCTCCGTTTGTTCTTCTTCCGCTTCAGGAACACTTACACCATTCTTTTTCATAAGTTTAACCAAACCGTCAAACATAGGGCTAATTTTTGCGATTAAGTAAATAAATTGTCCTACGAAGTACAACAAACCTACGTTAATCACTGTTTTAGCGATATCAGAAGTTGAGGGTGTTTGTGTAAAGTAAAATACTGCATACAAAACCCATAGCGCGAAGACAACCGTTAAATCAATTACAAGTCTATGTTTGAAAGGCGGGTTCATCTTTTCTCTATCTTTGACCCATGTAGCGAAAAGAATCGCCAAAATTAAGATAGTTATTAAAATCATTTTCGTTACCATTTTATTTTGCTTTCTATTTTGTTATTTAATAAAGTAGCTTGCGTTACCACGTGACGTCAAAGGGTTACTACCAATATCTTCTCCCCACCAAGTAATACTACCATCTGGGTTTATGTCAATATGGAAAATGCTATCTCTTCCAACAAGATGACCAATAAGACTTTGAACAACAGCTGGACGAAATGGTTTATCTACCCACGTTCTAGCCATCGTTTGTCCTTTTTTTATATTTGCCACACTACCAAGGAGTCTAACAATTACTAAATCATCGTTCTTTTTAGTAAGTTGCAATTGCAAACCAGGGGCGGCTTGAACTGTCGACGTTTGAACTGGAACATGGATTGGACCTTTAAGTGATATATCATTTGCAGAAATACTATCCAAATTACTGGTCTGAACAATTGGTTGAGTGCTTGTTACTCCAGTTCCTGAAGTTACAACAACATCAAAACAAACTTTTAAAACGCCAGAGCCGTTGTTTATGTCAACACGGTTGCTATTATTTGCGGTTTCGGCTGATAAACTAACAGGATTGGCGGTTTGAGTTAAGTCAATATTTGCATGGATATAATTAGTAGAATTAGCCTTAAGAGCTACCGTTTCGTTTAATAGTTCAAAATATCGACCACCAGCAATAATTGAAGTGTTAGTGTATTGTACGTTTAGGGCTGTATTTAACGGACTTGTCCAGTCTTTGCGCCTAATCGTTCCGTAGTCCATTCCTGTTAACATCATGTATAGTTTTCCGTCATTATTAGAACCGACTGGGAACTCTGTACCATTTTGACTGAAAAACGTGAAATTTTTAATTGTCATTTTTAACCTTTCTCGAAATTATCTTTGCTTTATCTAAAACCGGGTTATCAGTAATTGATAGCTCCAACAATCTAAATTTTTTACCGCCATAAGGATAACCACCAATTGATACAAATTGTCCTACTTCATACAAGAGCGTGGTTTCAATTCTAAGCGAGTTTTCACTATTATAATATACTTTACCAGATAAAAGCTCTAAGTGGTCTTTACGAAGCTCTCTATGCCCTTTAAAGCTATCTATTCTATATTTGTCTCCGTAAGTAGCTACATACTCATATAACATTTGGTTTATCTCCACTTTCTACAAAAATAAGTCTATCATTAAACTCCGTTTTAACTCTGTCTGCTATATATCCTGAATATAGTTTTCCTTCGTACCAAACATCGACCAAGTCATTAACATACAAAGGTAAGAGTTCGTTTTGGTTAAAGATTAACCTTGTAACGATCGTGGAGGGAGAAATTTCAGCTTTGATAGTAGATATATCTGGAGGGTTTCCATGGTCATCTCTATCATAAAACAATGTCTTAGCTGTCCTTACTTCTGGCAAGTCTGTTCCGTCTCCGCGATAAGTGCTATAATCAATGATATCTCCGTTATTTTTTGCTGTATACATTTTAGGCGGGTCTGTGTAATCATCTGTTGCTTTATTTTTAACGAATACGACAGCGAAATTATAAGCTGAACGTTCTACTATTGTCTCTGTATCCATTGCCACGCTTTGCTTAATATCCACCCTTGTCGTGATTCTATTTCTATTCCAGTTTCTTGAGGCAAAGTTAACGAACAACAAATTTCTAGGGTCTGTTTCAGATGAAGCATGTTGAATTGTTGTAGTTGGTTGAAATTGAACCTTGGAAAATATCCTTTTAGCTACATCAGTAGCTCCTGAAGTTTCTGCTTTACGGTTGATTGTAGCCTTTCCTGCAAAGATACTTGAATTGAAGAAATAACCATAGCTCATTAAATTATTTTTATTAGGGTCAATTAAATAATCAATGATAGCAGCGTTTGTCGTTTTAGTTATTGCGTTTGGAACATCTAAGCTTTCAATCATTGCCCAAAAATAGTTCTTTAATGTGGCTTTGTTACTTTCATCTACATCTGTTACAAGGTAAACCATATCTAAGTTAAGTTTTTTCTTTTTACCTAGTGCTTCCTCAATTGGAACAACTTCAGGAAAAAGAATTTGAACAATATCGCCAACTTCTACCGAAACGGTCAATGTAGCTGATGAAGTGTAAAGATAACCTGTTTCCCACAGTTCATAGTTAATAACTTGACACCTTGCTTTTGGTATAGGAAGACCTCTTTTGTCTTTTTTACCATTAGGAAGAATAAAGTCAGATACATTATAGTAGTTAGGGTTAAAGTTATCATAAACATTAGCTTCTAACATTAAACGAAGTCCGCCTTTCTCTTGATTTTAAATTCTGCCTTACTTAAATTGATTAGCTCCATTTGACCTTTTTCAATTATACGAGTTCTATATCGCTCGAAGTCCATTACAGGGAATAAATTTAGAGCAGTTGTCCCCTTCCAACCTTGATAAGTTTCGTCATTTACATCTGTATTTATTAAAATATAGTCTTGCAACTGTTCCGTCTTAAATACAATTGCAGTATATTCATTTCCGATATCGTCTAAAAATCTAACTCCAGCAGGTGTTTTAGGTAGTTTCGGAAATAATATCCCCATAAAACTAAATATTTCATCTTTAATGTCCCAACGGCTCAAGCGGTCTATATTTGTTTCTCCGTAATAAGTATAGGCTTGATTTGCTATATAGTTATATCCGAAATATTCACTTATATCAGCAGTTGTAATTTCGGTAGCCGAGGGCATGTATGGAGTCCGTTTGTTTTGTAACTCAATTTCACTTGGTAACCAAGGTGTTGCGGTTGAACCTAGTTCTAGTTTAGCTTTACAGTACGAATACGTACCTGTATCTCTGTCATTGGTCCATGACAAGTTAGCTGCAATTTGTGTTGCACCACTATCTTTAGGGTCTGGCCAAGTAAATGTTATATAAGCCTTTTCGCCAGACTTTATCCGCGTGGTGGAAAGGAAAGCTACTCTTTCTCCCGCATTGTTCCAACTCCATACGTCCACATTAACATCATGGTCAGCCTCAGATACTTCAACAGAAAGCGTGTATTCTTGACCAGCTTTAGGTGTCTTGTATACACCGATAATGGAAATATTCCACGAGCCACCAGTACTTGTAGAAGGCTTATTAGAAGTTCCCGTGAACAAATTAAAATTCGGATAAACGGTCGTTAAACCGTCAGTAATGAGCATAATTTCTTCCCACTTATGACCGGCAGTCCATAAAGCTGAACCAGAACCTGAACCAGTTATTTCATATCTGGCTGAAATAGTATCATTAGCTTTCAAAGCCACGCTGAAACTATCTCTTAACCAGTCAAAATCGTTACCCATAAACTTATCAGGTACTATATGACCAACACTTGTATCAACATATCTAGTTATATTTGCCTTGCTTCCTGAACTTTTAACATAAGCTGAAAATGTGTAAACACCACTTTTAGGAGCGGTAAACACTTTGTTAATTCCTTGCCATTTGTCGGTTCTTTTCTTAACAGTTAGGCCTTTATAAGCTCCGTCATTTGTCCACGCCGCAGTTCCGTCATTTGCCCACGTCGCAGCTCTGTCCCAGACTCCGCTAAAATCTTTAGTACCGTCTAACAAATTCAAGTTAGGCAAGTTTAAAGAGGGATTTGACTTTAGTCTATTATAGTTTTGTAAAGCTGTTTCGCTCCCTTTATATCCGCCATAAATTTTAGACTTACCAGCGATAACTTTACCATTTTGTATTTTTTCAAAAGTTAAGTTTTCGTAAGTATACCACTTTGTAATTATATCGAACGTTATCTTTTCGCTGAAAGTTCCATTTTTGCCATAACCCTCCGTCTTTGTGACATCTGCTAAAGCTAAATCAGCATATACTTGAAAAATCTCTGTTTGATATTCAAGTGTAACGAATTTTTGGTTAAGAATATCGTTTATAAAGTCTTTCATTAATCGATAATTTTCTTCTAAACTTTCGCCAAACGTTTCTAACTTAAACTCTATTTGAGGTTGAGTGATCGAGCGAGTTCCCATTACTCCGATACCATTACTTTGCCAAATGTTATTAGTTGACTGTAACCCTAAATTAGAGGGCTGATAAAATCTAACTTTTCCGTTTGTAACGTCCCAAATTTTATCATCTGTTCCGTCTAAGTTGGTATGTATTTTATACTGTCTTACCATTAAGCCCTCCCTAGGTCAAATTCTCGTCTGATTGCTCGTGCTAAGTTAGAAACATCTTGACCAGCACCACCTTGTATGTTGAATGTGTTATATGTTCTATTGTCGCTTGATACGCTGTTAGTGCTTAGACCATAACCGCTAGAAGATAAATTGACATCTGTTAAGCCTATTACCATTGAACCTTTGAACAGTCCGCCAACAAACTTAGAAACTCCATTAATCGCGCCACTAATTTTATCTAAAGTTCCTGAAATACCTCCTAGAATATTATCAATTAAATCTTTTACTCCTCCAAATGCGTTAGCAAAGAAGTCATAAACTCCACCAAATACACCTGTAATTGAGTCCCATGCTCCTTTAGCAATATTCCCTAAAGCTCCAAGTGCGTTACTTACTGCTTCCTTAGCTGAATCGAATACACCACCAAACCATGAGCCGACTGAACTAAATACACCTGTTATTGAGTTCCAAGCGTTACTAGCAAAGCCACCAAGAGCGCCGAATACTCCACTAACGACACCACGAACCGAATTGAATATTCTACTAAAGAACCCAGATACTGCATTCCATATTGAGCTAACTACTCCCCAAGCACTAGAAGCAAAACTACCAATGGCACTAAATACACTAGATACGACTCCTTTTACAGCGTTAAATATTCCACCAAAGAAGCCAGATAATGCATTCCATACTCCAACAAGTACATTCCAAGCTGAACCGGCAAAGCTACCGATTGCGCTGAATACTGTAGAAACTATTGAACTAACAGCATTAAATATTCCACCAAAGAAACCTGATATACCTTGCCATGCGCCAATAACTAATTGATAAGCGCCTCTAATTATAGCCAATATAAGTTGGAACGCTAAATTAATTACTGACCCAACTAGCCCAAATATAGATTTAAAGAAACTAATTAAAGGTTGGAAAGTTGTAACAAACCAGTTATAAGCACCTGTCACTAAAGAAGCGATAGTTGTAAATACAGTTGTAACGACAGTTACTATTCCATTCCATAGCCCTGTGAAAAACTCTGTAACACCAGTCCATGCTGTTTGAATTCCAGTAACAACAGTTGTCCATAAGGTAGTGAAGAATGTTGTTATTCCGTTCCAAATATTTTGAATGCCTTGTACAATGCCACTGAACCAATCAACTAAACCTTGCCAGATACCTTTTGCTCCGTCAACTGCTCCGTTCCATATATCAGCGAACCATTGACCGATACCGCTAAAGAATGAAACTATTCCGTCCCATGCACTCTTTAAGAAGTCTACAAAACTAGCCCAAGCCTTTTTGCCTGTTTCTGTTTGAGTAAAGAAATAAACCAAACCAGCAATAACTGCTGCAATTGCGGCTGCAATCAATACATAAGGATTGATTGCAGCAACAACATTAAAAGCCTTCATTACGCCTGTTCCTGCTTTAATTGCCGTTTGTAACTTTTTAAAAGCACCAATAGCAGTAACTATTCCAGAACCGATTTTAAAAGCTATAAACCCTGCTGCCAAGGCTACTAAACTACTTTTGACAACATCAAGTGCTGTCTTACTTTCACTAAATTTCTTTGCAAAATCAGCGATTTTCTTTATGACGTCAGCTAAACCTTTTGCCAAATTAGCGATAGTTTTACTTACATTCTCAACAGAACCTGAACTTTCAGCAGTTTTTGAATCTACACCAGTAAATGATTCTATTAGTTGTCCGATTATACTTAGAACTGAACCAAAAGTTGATTTTAACCCGTCCCAAATCTTAGAGAAAGAACTTAAAGCACCATTTTTTTCTAATGCTCCCCATAGTTCTTTGATATAATTAACTATATTATCTAATGCTTTACCAGCACCTTTTCCCCACTCATCCATTTTACCAATTACAGCATTTATAACAGGTGTCAAAGCCTCAAGCGTAGGAAGTAAGGCTTGCGATAAGTCTTCATTAAAACCAGACCAAGTGTCCCTTATAGTTTTTGTAGCACCGCCTGAACCGTCTGCTGCTTTTTGCATAGCCTTATCGAGCATATCCATTGAAACAGCGCCGTCTGTAACCGCGTCATTAAATGAACTATATTGCTGTAGTTGTGGGTTCATTTGCATAACAGTATCTTTTAATGAAGCACTAAGAGCCGTGTTATTATCTGTCAACTGATTAATATTTTCGGCAGTAACTTTTCCAGAAGCTGACATCTGACCATAAGCCTGTGCAACACCTTTAAGGTTTTCTCCAGTACCACCAAACGCTTGGTTAGCTTTTACTAGCGCTTCTGTTTTGCCAATTGCTGCTTTAGCACTATCCCCTAAACCAATAAAAGTCGTTGAAAGTTTTAGAGTATCTTCGCTATTTGCGTTTGTATCTCTAGCGAGCTTCTGCATAGAATTGCTTACATAGTCAAAATCTTCCGCATTACCTTTGAACTTCATTGTGTTTTTCAAGGCAATCATGGCTGTTTGAGTATCCATTGCGTCGGATATCCAGCCTCTTAAGCCATTGCCAACAGCACTAACAGCACTTGAACCTATTTGCCTGAATGCACCAATAGCAATCTCTCTAAGACCGCTAAAGCGTGACTTCATGCCGTCAATTCCGCTATTTACACCCTTGGTGTCCATTTTAGCGTCAATGTTCCAAGAGCCTGAACTAATAGCACCCTCGACTTGCCTAATTTCGCCCTCTAGCCTGTTAGCTTGTGTTTCTGCTGTGCCTAAATCTCTGGTAAGCTGTAACCATTTCTTTTGGCCTGCTGGCGAGCTCTTGTCAACTGTAGAAAGTTCTTGTTTTAATTTTGTTGCTTTGTCACGTGATAAGCCCAACTGCGCTTGTAAATTCTTTTGCAATTGTGCCATTTTTTCGGTATTTGTTGGGTCAAGTTTTAGAGCTTCACGTAAGTTTTTAGCTTCTCCTCTAAGCCCTGACATTGCGGTATTAACACCTCTAAGTGAGTTCTCGAACTTTGTGGTATTACCGTATATCTCGACCTCAAACTTTGCATTACTTGCCATTACATACCCTTTCTTTTACGCCTTTTCTCTTTTTCCTTTTCCTCTTTCTTCTTCTCTGCAATAAGTTCAATTATTTTATAAACTAGTTCCAATTCCATTTCCATGAACTGCGTTATATCAATTTCGTTATTGCCCAAAATAGTCAAAAGTTCTAAAGTTTTATTTTCCCTTACAGTATCTTTCTTTTTCTTAATCAATGAACTAGAAGAAAAGAAGACCATTTCGTCTTCCGTTTCCTCTTTTTCTTTAATAAAAACAGTTTTACAGAAGATATTGATTAACTCGTTAGTTGTAGGAAGCTCTGTTTTATCGTCTAATGCGTTTTGCAGCCCTCCGTTACAATCTACCCAAAGTATCAATAACTTGTCTGTAAAGCTCTCCATTTGCTCTGTAAAGTCATCAGGAATATATCCAGCGACAAAAGAATTTTGTAGGTCTGCAAAGTCTTTCAAATCTGTAATAAAGTCTGAACCAGTTAGCTCTAAGTATCTAATTGCATGTTTTAAAATCATTTACAGCCCTCTCAGCTCGTTAAATTTCTTTCTGCCACAGTTCTACAAGCTCTTTAAGTCCTTTACCGTCAGTATCGAACTCAAAGCTAGAACGGAAGTCAGAGAAGTCACTTTTAGCTTTTACAATGTTATCTTGAAAAAGAGCTAAGTATAGACCATATTGAACAAATTCCATTACATCGGTAATTTCTCCGTCTTCTTTTTTAAGTTCTGTATCCATTGCCTTTTGTTGCTGGAAAAGGTCTTTACCTGTAATCATTTTAAACTTACGTGCTGTGCTTAATTGTTTTGCCATTTTGTTTTATATCCCTTTACTTAGTTATTTTTTTAGTCTTATGAATGGTCAGTTACTGAAACTCCTGCGGTAACATCTTTATAACCGTCAGCGGAGAACGTTACGATATGGACACCGGGCGCAAGTTGTCCGTTGGTTTCTACTTTTCCGTGATCGTCTCTAATTACTGATGTTACTTTTACAGTTCCACCCTTAGAGTCTTTCAAAGTAGCTGGTACTACGATTGTTCCGTCATTATTACCCTTTGTAGCAGTAGTTACATTAGGAATAACTGGAGCAACTAACGTAACAGCACCAGCAAGTTCCGTATCAGGTTGCATGATGAATAAGCCAGCTTCCATTTTCTTAACGAAATCTTTTGCTTGTTCTCCCCAAATTTCATATTCAATAGCAGGTACTTTTTTATCGCCATTCAAATAAATATCTGACTCGGTTGCTTGAACTGCCAAAGTCCATTGAATAGGGTCTACGCCGTCTACTGAATCTGTTTCTGATTCTTTTGTAGCTTCTGCTGTTGGTCTCAAATTTGGATAAACAACTACACGGTAACCGTCAATGAATTCTCCTGTAACTTTATCACGCTTGCGCCCTTTAATAAGATACTGAACACATTTCGTTTTCCAATTACCAGTAGGAGACCAACCCAAGCCATTTGCTGTTCTTTGTTGACCTAAAATGTCTTCTTTAAGCGCTTGGTCTGTTTGAATAAATACCATTTCTCCTTGAAGTAAGGTAGCACCTTTTTTCACTCCATGGTCTGGCACGTCATCAGCTGGATAGCTGTTTGTCTCCGCTTGGTCTTCCATTGAGCCAACTGATACTAAACCAGTTACGATTTTATGGTTAGTGAACTCTGGTTTTCCGTTACTCCCCTTTGACATATCAGCTACGATTAGAGCTTCATTACCAAAGAAAATCTCACGTGAATTATAATCTAATTTCATTTTTTCTCTTTTCTATAATTTCATTGAATTGGCATAATTAGCACCTTTTTTCAATGTTGTTTTAACATCTTGCATACCTTTTTTTTCTACCAAGAAGTACATGCCATGATAGCCACTAGTGTAATTAGCCCTAGTCCCTGCATTTACTACTACTTTTTCGCCTTTTTTAACTTGCTTTATGTTTCCTGATAATTGCCCAGTATTTTGATATCTGGCATAAGTATAGGTATGACCATGACTTCTGATTAATCTAGTTCTTCGGCTTGCAGCATTAGCTTTTGCCTTAAACTCTGCTTCAAACCAATCGCCCATGCGTTCTGTTACTTTAGTTTGCATTTCTTTAGCTATGCTTGCTGTATTAAGTAAATTCATTGCCATGCTTGACCACCTGCGCCACAAGGCAAATAAACAGTGCCAGTATAATTGTACAAATGACTGTTTTCTGACCAGTTTGTCATATTCCAACCGTTTTGCAAAACATTTCCGACTAGTCCGACAAGTTCATCGTCAACATCTTTAACAGATAAAACAACTTGATAATAGTATCCCATTATAAAACTCGTATTATCCATTTTAATGACCTTTGAGTCACTAAGTGATAAATATACCGTCTTGTCTTCTATCGTGTCCTTAACGCCTAAAATAACGTCATTTAAAGGCATTGTAAGTAAATTGTTTAGCCAATCCATATAAGAATCAAATTCCATTGCTCACTACCCCCTCTAAAATAATCTTGTTATTCTTAGGGTCTCTTTCCCATGTTGTACGCTTGAAAGTGTCGCCTTTTTCGTCTAAGAAATAGTTGAAAATCAAGTCTTCCATTTCTCCGATTCCGTTAAGCTCGTATCTTACGTTTTTACCTAGCCCAATCATAGAAAACTCATCAAGTCTTGTCTGACTAATTCTCTGTTTAACTGCTGGTAAAACGATAGGCTTTATAACATTAGCTTCTGCACCGTTCTTCTTCTTAACAGTCGTTTCTACCTGTAATGTAACTTGTGAGAATATCATTAAATACCTCCATAATACATTAACTCTTGCAAAGAAGCCAAACGTTTCATTTCAGCATTTCGCCATTGTTCTGCTGGTTCATCAACAATATTAAGCCGACAATAACAAGAGATAAATTCTTTCACTAATACACTTGTTTCGTCAGCTTTAATACCATTTTTTTCTAGCAATTTAATAGCTATAGAACGGAATAGGATAAGCTTACTATCATAAGCTGTTACTAAAATCGGAATACCACAATAGACCTTAATATAATCTATCATTTACTTCCTCCATTTTATTCTTATGATACTGTAATTACTGCACCAGCGTTATAAGTTTCGACATGACCGCTTGTTAGTGTTTCAACCAAAATCATGTTGCTATTAGTTTTCCATTCAAATGCGTCAACTTTAGTAAGGTCTTGCATATCAATGTGATATTTTTGGTCTACTAATACAGTAGGTTTGAGTGCTTTTGAACCTGTGTAGACAATAATTTCATCCACTCCAACTTCAGAAGCAATTTCAGTATCGTCATTTTTAATACGAACATGAGCATTTGCAGTTGCTTGACGTAACTCATCTAACAAGGCTTTACGATCTTCCGCTTTAACAATCAAATAACGACGACCAGCAGTAGGACGAACAAAGTCAACCGCTTCTTCAATAGCGTCAGCAAATGGAGTTTTGCCAGCTGATTTAGCTTTTGTAGTAATTTTTTTGATTTTTTTGACATCTGCTTCTTTGTCAATTGATTTAAAACCGTTTGTTCCGTCACCCTCAACAAGAGCAAGGTCAACAATTTTGTTTACAATAGCTTGTGTAAGTTCAGCTACAATCAAGTTGTAAAGTTCAGAATAAGACATTTGAAGACGTTTAACACGTTCAGCAAGTGATTGCAATTTATAAACCATTACAGGCTCAAGAGTGTCAATAGTGAGTGTGGCTGCCTGCTCTGTTTTTGTTTGTCCGTCTTTGTGGACTTGTGCTTCATTATCTGAATCAAATGAGCGTGATACGAGCAAAGCGCCGACATTTGTAACACGGAAGACTTTGAATACTGGGTTAGCATTTAACAAAGTTGTGTTGATTGAGTCAACCAATTTGCGTGGAAGCTCAAAAGTTTTGTCTGTGATAGTTACACCATTTTCTTCAAGTTTTGCGTTCCAAGCATTTTTAATTTCTGACTTTCCAGAGTTCTTTTTCAATACATCAAAAAATTCTGTTACAGCGTTTTGTGATTCAATAAAGTTTGTCATTTTAGATTTTCCTTCTGATTTTTCTTCCTGTGCGTTAAGTTCGTTTTCGATTTTGATGATTTCGATTGAATTTTCTGAAAGTGTTTTTTCTAATTCTTGTACTTTTGGCAAGTCTTCAATTGCGTTTTTTACTTCAAAGTCATTAATTTGAGATTTTAAAGATACGTTATTTTCTTTAAGTTCTGCCAAGCGGTTTTGTTTTTCAATTAAATCTGGTTTATTCATATTTCTTTTTAATATCCTCAATTTCTTTCAAAGCATTTCGGCTTTCAATAATTTTGTTGCGTTCTTCTGTGAGTTCTTCGCCTAAGGCATTTTGAATAAATTTAGCGTTAGGGTCTGCTGGTACTGAAACAAGAGAAATCTCTTTAAACTGTGCTTTATTTACGACTAGAGCGTCATTTTCGTTAAACTCATACTCTGTAATGTAATAGGCAATTGATAGTGAATCAAACGCGCCATTTTCTACAGCCTTGTTAATGTTTGGTGCATTGTCATAAAGCGTGAAGTCAGTTAGATATTTATTGGTAGCTAAATCATAGTAAACCTTTGCGTCCCCGATGACTTCGCTAGAGCCAGATCCATGTTCATATAGCAATGGATATCGTTCTCTGGCAAACTCAATGCAGTTAGGGGTCAAGATAATACCGTTACGATTCTCTACACCAACTTCTGACCCAATGCCTTGGAACGACTTAGAACCGTCCTCGTTTTCAGTTACTTTAATTTCAGCACTATTGGTTATTAGTTTCATCTGTGCTTGTTACGTCCTTTCTACTGCCTTGTAAATCACTTAGGTTTTGAACAGCAACTGCGTTAAGGTTTGTGACATAAATATCTCCGCCCTCAATTGGTTGCTCGCCCATTTTAACAAGAAGTTGATTCTGTGTAAAAATAGGAGCGTTAATATTTTCATGATACAAGTCAATTAATTCTTTCAAAGTTGCAAACTTGAATAGCTGGTTATCTACGATTATGCGTTCATAATATAAATTATCCTTTTTTATTCGTCTGCGGTTTGTTGAAATCAGTTTATAAGTCAGTTCCTTTTCAAGTTGAATCAGTAAAGGAATGATAGTAGAGTTGTAAAAATAAATTTGTTGTTCTTGCGTAGCAGTACCAAGCAAAATATTTTCATTCATAAAGTAACCTGTCAAAAGTTCCGATTTAATAAGGTCAATTTCGTCTTTATTTAAAACGGAATAATCTTTTTTAAGCTCAACAATTTCAGTTTTATTGTCCGTAGGAGTTAAGCCATTATAATTTGACATTTCTTGCATATTTTTAATAGTCAACATGGCTTTATCTTTAAACTCTTGGTCATTATCGGTATCAATAAAGGCATTAATTTTCAATAAACCTTTCATTTTACCTTGTTCTAACTTGGTTTGGATACCAGCCAACGCATTATCTAAAATGCTTGTATCTTCATTGATATAAAAAGGACTAATAAGCCTTACTAATTCTTCAGGTTTATACTCTTTTTTATTATCAGCAAAAAGTAAATCTACTAAATCGCCTGTGTTATTATCAAATATAGGGTACAAGTCAATATATCGAGTTGTAAGCAACTTTTTAATTACTTTCTGCCAAAACTCCATGCTATTGCGTTCGCCCTTAGAACTCCAATTGAGGACTTCATCTAAATCAGAGCCAGCCATACTAATCAAAGTATCAGATCCAACATCAGATTTTTTATATTTTACGTGATTAAATTCTACTTTTGTTATTTCATTAGCAATTTTATTGTGAATATTAGTCACAAAGGCACTTGTATATTCTACTGCTTCATTTTGCCAAGCTGTAACTCTTTGAGTATCATTATTTAGTTTCCCACGTGAAAATGATACCACTTTTCCGAATAAGTTCAATTTTTCCCCTTTCTACCATAAACTTACGCCTTTCCCTCGTTTATACTCGCCTGTTTTCTTGTTATGGCAAGACTTACAAAGGAGTTGTAGGTTATCAGGGTTCAGTGCTATATTCCAATCATCAAGGTTTTCCCAAGTCAGTTCAATAATATGGTCTACTTCGTATTTTTTAGCACCGAATGCACCACATCTTACGCAAGTCATTTTATCACGTTGCCTGACATAATCACGGACAGCTAACCATTCTTTTTTATTGTACCAGCCACTCTCTCGGACTGTGTCAACGTTATATTTCATCTGACACCAACATTTCTAAAGCCATTGTCAAGGCTACGGTAGGGTCAATTTTATCTTTTTCAAGTTTTTTAGTATACATATAGTCCCCACTTTGTCCGATTTTAACAGCAGTATTATTTAAAGCCCATTGCATGACTTTTTGGTTATGGATAAGTTTATTTTCGACTAATTTAGATTTTAATAGCCTGATATAATCGTTCATTGAGAAACCTTGTCGAATTGCTCTTTGGTTATCTCCGTCTTTATCAAAGAAGTAACGCTCAATCAACCCTTTTAAAATTTCATAACGTGCTGGGTCATAACCGATTTTTCTAAGCCTACACCCTGTCTTACTTCTAAAGTCATTAATATATGGTATTAAGTCATTTACATTTATATATTCCGTATCAAGTAGAATAAGTTCGCCTCTGTCAATGAATTCAGTCCATAACTCTTGTTGTTCTGTGTCTAGTTGCTCATATTGCGAACGTACAGAGAAAGTAAGTGTATGGCTGTAAGTTTTACCCTCTAACTCACAAACGAACGATACGGCGGTTAAATCGCCAATTAAGGACAAGTCAATTCCGACATAAGTTCTATTTTTATTAAATACAGATAAATTGAATTCTGTTCGTTTAGTGTCTTTAGGAATGAAGTAGTAAGCTGTATCCTGCATAGGTAAGCCCATATTGAACGCTAAGAACTTATTCTGTAACGCTGGGTCGCCTTGAGCAAGTTCGTACTCCTCAATAACTCCTGACCACTTAGGAACATCGCCAATAAGAGGTAAGGCCATAGTCCAATTCTTTTTATCTTTTACCTGCTCATGATTTTCTAGCATGTAAAGCAAACCGAATGACCTATCATTGTAAAATTCTTCTTCTGATTTGAAACGTTCAACAAGTTTATCATAAAGCCCGTCTCGTTTAAGTCCACCAGAAGTAATGTAAATACTTTGCCAGTTATCTTGTTTTTGTCGTGAGCCTTTATTGACTGATTCTGTTATATCTTCGCCATAGGTATGAACTTCATCAAAGATGTTAAGCGAACTGTTACCACCTTGAGCACGCAAAGTATCATTTGTTTGCTTTTTGAAAGTGGTTTTAAATGCTGTAAATTCTAGCCCTTGTTTCGTACTCTTGAAAATCTTGTTTTCATTGTACACTCTCAATGTATCGCTTGCTTCCGTTTGATTCCGAACTTGATCAAATACGTGTCTAGCCTGTGTATTATCATATGCAATAACTAAGCTCTCTCCGCCATATTGTCCGCCTAAAATCATCCAGTTAAGCACGCGCGTAGCCATTAAACTTGACTTACCAGAACCACGACCTAGATTAAGGAAAATTTCATTAACTAGGTTGACCTGAATTCCTTTTTCATCTACCATATCATAGCCTAACATTAACTCATACCACCAACGCTGTGGCGGTAGTAGCTCGATTTTCTTCAGGTTACCAGTAGTCAAATAGAAATTGTCTTGTATCCATTCAATGGCTTGCGTAACACGGTCATAGCGATAAATATACTTATTATGAATACGTATTTGCTTCTGAATAGTCTTACGAATGTACTTATTAATAATAATGCCGTTTTCTTTGTTGTATTCCAACATTTTATTTAAATAATACATTTATTCAAACCCTTTCGGTGCTTCAACTTCTGGCGTTTCGTACTTACTTAGCTTATAGTCATCAAGTTCTTCAATTTTAGCCTTAAGATCATGAGCGCTTGATTCTTCCTGTTGCAATCTCCGCCATTCAGTAGGGTTATAAAGTTCAGGGTTTCCAGCCTTAGCAACCATCATTGCTACCAAGCTATCTTTATCCAGTTCTTTTTCTTTAACCTTTACTTTTTCAACGTTTCCGTCAGCGTCATAGATTGTTTCTGTTTCTTTTAGCGTTCTGACTGTCAGTTTGCTCGCTAAGGCACTTTCAGCTAGTTCTAATAGATTTCCTCTAGCAATGCTTTTAGCTTCATCATACGCCTTTATATTGTCATCTCGCCACTTTCTAAAAGTTTTAGCCGAACAATGCAAACTGGTGTAGATTTCTCTGTCATTACAGCCTGATTCAATTTTATCAATGATTTGACTAAATAGCGGTTCTTCATACATCTTAGGTAAAATTGTGGGGCGGCCACCGTTTTGTGTTTGCATATTGTCCTTTCTTTTAAATGTGGTTATATCGTTTAAAGCCTATATTCTCGTTTCTAAGAACAGCAATAACTTTTGCTTATAAGTTTACCAACTTGGGTAACTCTGCTCTTACAAGCCAAAATATGAGCATATATCCCTATAATTAAGATTTAGCAAGATTTAGCAAGATTTAGCGAGATTTTGCGAGCTAAAACTTTTCTTTTTGATTTTTTGGGGGATTCGCGGCCGGGAGTCCTTTGTG